ACAGCTTCTTGATTAACATGATCCTCGGTGATCTTGTTGAAGCGATCATGAAAGGTATCCTCACTGAGGCTGGTGTAATATGGCAGGATGGTGAACACTTAAAGCTTAACTTAGGTAAGCATGTTATCAATGGTACGCCTGACCTTATCATTGATGGTGCTGTATGGGATATCAAATCTTGTAGTCCTTGGGCTTATGCAAACAAGTGGATAGACTTTGCTACTGTTAAGGAACATGATTCCTTTGGGTATGTAGGGCAGCTAGTAGGGTACAGTAGGGCGTTAGACTTAGACGCAGGTGGTTGGATAGTTATCAACAAAGCAAATGGTCAGTTCAAGTTTATAACTGCTGACGGCATTGATATGCAAGCTGAGTTAGCTATACTGGAGGACAAGGCTAACCGCATAGTAGATGGGGCTTCCTTTGAACGGTGTTATGAACCAGTCAAAGAAACATTCCGTAAGGTAGAGACAGGTAACCTTACACTAGGTGTTGAGTGTGGCTTCTGTCAACATAAGTACAAGTGCTGGGATACCCTAGTAGAACGAGAGTCCATACCATCTAAGGCTAAGACACCTGCAATGGTTAACTACATTCACATAGAGGAAGCAGCATGATTGATATGACAGAGAATGACTTTGGTGTACTGATGCGCCCTGTCATTGAGGAGGATGGTGAGTGGGATGGGAATGTACAGATCTCAGTCTTTAGTAATCTTATGCCTGACCTAGATGATGATACTCACTCACAGCTAATGTTCTTAGCATATAAGATGTCAGCAATGGTTCAGTTCTGTAATGAGAATCCTGACTTTGATGATACCCTTAATGACTACACAGATGATCTAGTAGTAGAGTTAGGATTGCTACCTGAGGACGAGCTAAAGCCTAAAGAGAAGATCACTAGTAGAGTTGGTAATGTTATTACACTGGACTTCAACACTAAATGTGAAGGAGAAGGTTAATGAATATAGTAACTGAGGTAGGGGGCAGCTTGGATAGTGAGGGTATGCCCCTGTATTTAGATGATGCACTAGAGGATTTGGTGAACCACCCTAATCATTACAAGGCTGAGGGTGTCAGTGACATTGAGTGCATTGACGCTATCCAAGCTGCTCTTACAGAGGAGGAGTTCAGAGGCTTCTGTAAGGGCAACAACATTAAGTATACGTGGAGGTCAAACAAGAAGCAGGATGTACGCTCTAACATAGAGAAGGCCCGTTGGTATCTGAATAAGTTACTGGAGAGCTTATGAGTTGGGGATATGGTAAGAAGAAACAGTCTAAGCTTAGGAGCCGCAACGTAACACCTAGTATCTTAGGCAAGACCTGTGGCGTTAACTGCAAGGCTATACCACCAGAACCCTATCAATCATGGAGTGACTACCTCGTCACTAACCGTGATCAGCCTAAGCCCTACCGTTCTTGGTTAGAGTTTAGGTTGTTTGCGGATGGGCCTATGAAGGATGTGGACTATGAGCCTATCAAGGTAGACTACGAGGTTATAGAGCATAGGAAGTACACACCTGATGGGGTGATGGGTAACGTATGGTTTGAGGTCAAAGGAAGATTCAGAACACGACATGAGATGGATAAGTACATCCATGTGCGTAAGTCTAACCCAATGGCAGTAATCATATTCGTACTACACTCAGAGAACGTAGCACTTCCGGGTGCACAGAAGCGTAAGAATGGTACACGTAGAAGCATGGAGGATTGGTTGCTGGAGAATGACTTTGCCTACACCTACGAGAGTAAGATGGAACACTTTATGAAGAGTTTCACCAAGGGGCTACAATGATTATAGAAAATCTAATGATGGGTATACTTATGTTTATATTTGTAAGTAACTTAATTAACTAAAATATGTCTTGACATTTTGCACTAAATCAGTATAACTATACAGCCCTCACGAATTTACAGGACAGATTATGGAAACATCAAACAAGATACTCAGTGACATAACAGTCTTCTCTAAGTACGCTAAGTACGTACCAGCCCTACAGCGTAGGGAGACATGGGAGGAGTTAGTCACCCGTAATAAGGACATGCATCAGCGTAAGTATCCTCATATGGTTAGTGAGATTGAAGGGGCATATCAGTTCGTGTACGACAGGAAAGCATTACCCTCAATGAGATCTCTGCAGTTTGGTGGAGCACCTATTGAGTTAGCACCAAATCGTATCTTCAACTGTGCGTACCTGCCAGTGTCAGAAGTCGAAGCCTTTAGTGAGACAATGTTCTTACTGTTAGGCGGTACAGGTGTAGGGTACTCAGTACAACGTCACCATGTTACTCAGTTACCTGAGGTACGTGGCCCTAAGGAACGTAAGCGTAGGTTCTTAATCTCTGATAACATCGAAGGTTGGGCAGATGCAGTGAAGGTACTAATGGAGTCTTACTTCAATGGTCTAATGACTGTTGACTTTGACTACCGTGACATACGCCCTAAGGGTGCTATGCTGATTACCTCAGGTGGTAAGGCTCCCGGCCCACAGCCACTGAAGGATTGTATACACCAGTTAAAGAAAGTACTAGACGTAGCTAAAGGACGTAAGCTTACTACATTAGAAGTACATGATCTTATGTGTTACATTGCAGATGCAGTGTTGGCAGGTGGCATACGCAGGGCAGCATTGATTGCACTGTTCAGTATGGATGATATGGAGATGATGTCATGTAAGGTAGGCACTTGGTATGAGGACAACCCACAAAGGGGTCGTGCTAATAACAGTGCAGTTATCCTACGACATAGGGCTACTAAGGATGACTTCCTTAAGTTATGGGAAAGAGTAGAAGCAAGTGGGTCAGGTGAACCCGGAGTATACTTTACTAATGATAAAGATTGGGGGACAAATCCATGTTGCGAAATTGCGCTACGTCCATACCAATTCTGCAATTTAGTCGAGCTTAATGTATCAGATATAACAACACAGGAGGACTTGAATGAACGATCTAAAGCAGCGGCTTTCATCGGTACGCTACAGGCTGGTTACACGGACTTCCACTATCTTAGAGATGTGTGGAAAGAAACTACAGAGCGTGATGCTCTTATTGGCGTTGGTCAAACTGGAATTGGTTCGGGGGCTATCCTATCCTTTGACCTCGTTGAAGCTGCTGAGAAAGTCAAAGAAGAGAATGAGCGTGTTGCTACGCTACTGGATATTAATGTCGCTGCTCGGTGCACTACTGTCAAGCCTTCAGGCACATCTAGTTGTGTACTTGGTACTTCTAGTGGCATTCACGCTTGGCACAATGATTATTACATTCGTAGGCAAAGACTAGGTAAGAATGAAGCACTGTACCTTCACCTTGCTAAGCATCACCCTGAACTAATAGAGGACGAGTACTTTAACCCCGAAGGACAGGCTGTAGTAGAGATACCACAGAAGGCTCCTGAAGGCTCCATACTGCGTACTGAGAGTGCGTTAGATTTACTGGAACGTGTACGTAAGTTTAATACAGAATGGGTACAGACAGGGCATAGAGAAGGTCAGAACTCACACAACGTGTCCTGCACCATCAGTGTTAAGACTGACGAGTGGCCTGATGTAGGTGAGTGGATGTGGAAGAACCGTAATACCTTTAATGGCATTGCAGTACTACCATACAACGGAGGTACTTACATTCAAGCGCCTTTTGAAGATATAACTGAGGAGAGATTCAACATGTTAGAGCGTAGTCTTAATGACATAGACCTTACCAAGGTGATAGAGTCAGATGATGATACAGACTTAGCAGGTGAAGCAGCCTGTGGTGGAGGTGCTTGTGAGCTTACCTGATGAAGAAGGAGTGTTTCGGGGTGAGGTATTTGTTCGACCAAAGCTAAGCCAAGATCATGGTTCACTTGAGTTAGTATCAGGTATCACTATGAATTCTATTGAGGAGGCAATGGGTAAGAAGATAGTAGAGCTAGAGGATGAAGCAGTTCGAGAAGCTCTGGTAGGACTAGGGTGGACACCTCCGAAGAAGGCAGTTACACACTAGGTAGAAACAAATAAGCCCCTTAATTGGGGCTTTTTATTGGTCTTAATTAAATAAGGATTTCATCTCGTCCCACATGGAGGGTTCACTATACTCAGCTTGTTCTGGTTCTCCCTGAGCTTCAAGCATATCACCTGCTGCCCTAATGATTTCCCTTGCAGGTTTACTCATAGCGTATGCACCACCTGTTGGACTCCTATCCCTAAGTATATCCTGTACATCTTTCCTATAGTACTGGGCTTTAGTAGTCTGTACTCCCTTACCATCCATATCTACTACTCCATAGGTTTCGGATTCCATATCATCCAGTAACTCTGTTATGTATTCAGATCTGTCCCTGTTGACTAGTAGATCATATGCATCCTGACCATACTCTGCTACGAAAGCATCCGAGTTTTCTTCTACAGAATCCCTTAGTATGTTTAAGCCCCTATGGGTATATTCATGTGACCATATAGGATCATCAGCTACATTAGGCGTAAGAACTACAGTGTCAGCCCCCATCCTACTAGCATCCTCCTCCCTGAAGTTCTGATCCCTAAACAGTTCTTTAATATTATCTGTGTCATTATCCTTTGTAAGGGTAACCGCCACCCTAGACCCTTCTGAAGTAGGCTTAACTACCTTGCCCTTCTTAGGATCATACCCTAGCCTTGCTAAGGGGTTCCAAGATAACTGATCCTCTAACCCTGCCCGAAACTCTACATCACCTAAACTATCAGAGGGATTTGTGGAGCCTCCCATTGGTACTGTCCTTTCAGGTAGACCCCCATCTGCAAATCCTAACCTACCCATCTCACCTTCCACCAGTCCACCTTTGTTGAACAGAGGAGCACCCTTAAGGATAGCTGCCTTCATGGTAGGTGTAATCTTTATATGGGAGTAGGCCGAGTTGATTGCATCATACTCTTGGAATCCAAACTTTGCTTTGTATTCCTCCAGTGTATAAGGTACATCATCAGGTGTCTCTACAAAATCTTGAAGGTATATCTCATGGTCTTCCTCTAGCTGCCAGTCCTCTGTCCTAGTGCCATTCTCAATCCGATTACCAAACTCGTCCCTTCTAACCCAATCCCTACTGAACCTTTCAAACGTCATGTCATAGTCGGGCATCCCTCCGAATGCTTGTTCATGCATATCAAAGTCTGCTTCCATAGCTGCCTGATCGCTAGTAGTCAGCCCACGGTCTGCATTCCTAGGGGTAGGATTACTATCCACAGACTTCTTACCCTCCACTATCTTAGCTTCACCATCTAGGTTCTTAGATAACTTCTTTAGTGCAGCAGGTACTGTTACATCATACATCTCTTCTAAAGCTGCCACTTTCTCTGGCCCAAGCTGTGGATACAGGGTAGATTGTGACTTACCATTAGGCCAAGACACGGAATCATAACCTTCCTTAACTGCCTTATATAACATGGCATTCAATGCAGCAGCCAGCCACTTATCTTTATTCTTTAGTGGTGCGTCAGCACGTAATCCTTTAGTGAAGTATCCATACCCTTCAGTATCAAGTATCTCAAGCTGGGCCTTATGGTTGTTCAGTTCTTCCTCTGCTTTCTCTTTTGCCTTATACAAGTCCCTTCTATCATCCAGCAATTTATCTTCTGCATCGCCAAACTCTATGTCATCAAACTCTTTTGAGATCTTACGCACCTCTGCATCTTTAGCATTATAGGCTTTGTCTGCAGTCTTATGGGTCTTACCTGCCTGTTTAATCTGAGTCTTTATATGAGCATGTAACTTCTTAGGTGGCATCTTATAGTAGGGTCTATTTGGAACATCTCCCTGACCTTGGTGCCAGTCAGACTGAATCTCATCTAAGGCTAAACTTTTACCACCTGCTATCTCCCTGTCAGTAACACGGGCATGGAATACAGCATTGTCCTGCCCCTCGAGTTTACCTGTCCTATTGTGTTCAGTGCTGGTGCGGCCTGACTTCCAATGTATACTATCAAAAGTACCATCATTAATCTGCTTCATCATGGCTGCTTCAGCTTTATAGGATTCAAAATGAGCTGCTGATAAATCATCATGCTCCTTTAACCTAGGGTACTCCTCCTTCACCTGTTTTAAAGCAACTTCCCGGTAAGCCTTCTGAAGTTTATAGTGCCTTGTTGAAGGTGAATCAGTATCACTGATAGGGGAGTGAGGATTCTCCATCCATTCATCATCTTGTACATCCGGCTGTGGGTTATTTGCATCCCACTCGTCTGTTAACTCATTTACTCTGGCCCTCTTTGCATCACTGTAGGCTATAGTTACAAGTTCGTACTGTTCCTTTAAGTCCCTAGTCTCTTGCTGTAGTATCTTGAATGGTTCTTTTAATTCTTCTATACCTGTATCAAATCGGAATAGATACTCCCTATAATTGTCACCGCCCTTGGGGACATAGGTTTTAAACATAGATATTTCTGGGTTAGTCTCAGTAACAGTTAAGGTAATAGACCTATCCTTCGCTTCTTGCAATGCTTCAGCAGGTGTTACCTGTTGACTGCCTTTACTCTCAAGCCAATCACTAAAGGTAGACCACTCTAACTCGTCAAGCCTAACGCCTCTATAGGGGTTCCTACCACCTAGTTTACCTAGTAGCTGTGACGCATCTATACTGTCACCCAATATTCCCTTGTCCTGCATATCAATGATAGCTTCCTCGATACCTGAGGTGAAGCCTATCTCGTCTACTGTAGGTGGGGGAACATCATAGTAGCCCTTATCAGTTCTTAATTGTTCTGCTGTACTGGAGGTAGGGATTTCATCTGCATCCAATAGACCTGCCTTAACTATTAGCTGATCCACCTTGTCTGCCGCCTTACCTAGTGTAGGTGCAACAGCCTTAACAGCAGACTTAGTGCCAGCCTTAACAGCCGAAGATGCAGCACTACCAAAGCCTATAGCACCTAACTCTGTAGCAGCGGATAGGGCCATACGATCATGCTCTGGTATTTGACTCCAAGCAGGTTCCGTGTAATCAACTACACTCTTAACAGCTGGCCCTAATGTCTCCTCCAACACCTGTTTACCTGTATCACTATACGCCTGACCTATCTTAGTACGGGGTATGTAATCAAATTGCTTTTCCCTTAGTGCCGCTGCTCTTTGGCTCTCTTCAAGAGATGCACCAGTGACACGATCCACTATGGTCTGTCCTGTATTCAGAAGAGGCCCAACAATACCGGATATTACATCAGCACCATGATCTAATGCACCTAGTATTTCATCACCGTAGGTGGACTCTTCATAGCCCATACCTACTAGATCTTTCTTATAAGCTGCTATATCTCTCTCTTCAATCATCCCTCACCTCCTTTATGTAGGGTGAATACACCCAAGGCAAATCTCTTATCTTCATATATAGTGCTATAGATATTGCCTCCCTTAGGTATCATGTGAGGATTCTCTCCCTTTAACTTTATATAGTCTTCATCCACAGCAGCACGTTGGCTGCCTGTTAGTTTCTGCCACGCTGTCTTATCAATGAGAGCTTGAGCACTAACTGCATCTATGCCATATAGCTCCTCATGTGCTAGTTGTATAGCAAAGTCCTTAGCATCTGTTATAATTTCAGTAATCATCTTACCCTTATTTCGTCTACTTAGGCTATCATAGTCATGTAAGGACATAAGGCTTTCCATAAATAGATTAAGAGGTATATGCATATACTTCTTAACTAAAGCATCCATCCTCTTGTTACCTGTTTGGGCAGTGATAGTCCATAACTTATGTCCAAAGTCCTCTAGCTCCTTCTCTACTGCTGTAGGGAAACCCCCACCAACAGAGCCAGTTAGCTGACTTACTACAGCAAGATCATTACGCTTTGGTACACCTCTAGTGGGTACATACCTTGCTGGCATATTCTTACTATAGTAGGGTACATTGCGTTGTACTTCTGATACGGCCCTATTAAACCCACGTTGCATACCCTCACCTTCTATGGCATTGGGATCTCTTGTAATGGATTCCTCATCATCAAACGCAGCAATTACCTGTCGTGCAAACTTAATAGGAGTCATGTACTGCCCAAATATACCACCTATAAATTTACCTGCTACTTCATACATTCTCTCGTCTGCAACCCCATCAGAGGCTGTATCTGAAAAGGCGGATATGAAGTTACCAAAGCTATCAAATGGCGCTTTCTGTAGTCCTACTATACCTTGGGAGAACTCTGACCAATCCATATCTTTTGGTTTAGGCTTTGACCTGTCCAACTTATGCTCAGCTGTTAGGAGCATCTTGACAAACAGATCTCCTACTGCAAGGTAAGAAGGTAAGGGATATAGAGCAGCCACATTTGTCACCTCCCCATCATCTGAGTAAACACTTAGTATGCTAGAATCTTGATTATCATATCTATACTTCATAGCAGCCATTATAGCAGCCGTACCTACTGCAGCTCTACCAAACTCTTCTGTACTCTGCTGCTGTAGCCGTATAGCTGCCTTATTCTGGTTCTTAGTAGCAGAAGAAGATAACATACGATTATAATTTAAACGCCTAGCACCTGCGCTCCACACATTCAGTGGGCTATATTTATATTGGAAGTGTAATGCATTTAACATGAAGCGCATAAAAGGGAACTCAGCAGTAGCAATAAAAGGAGCGCCCTCTACAGCCTTGAGTAAACTCTTTGCTACAATGCCCTTTGCAGGGGCGGAGAAGGTAGCAACTAGTGCATCATCCACAGCCTTCTTAACTATAGGTGTGGGTATATGCTTACCCTCTGCAAGTAGCACCTTAGCGTCCATACCAAAGACCTTCAACTGACGTTCAATACTATCAACAAATACACCAGATCTTATGTACTGATCCTGTGCTATGTTAAGTACGTTAAGCGCCCGAACACCTCTAGCTAATTCATGTTCTCCTGCTTCCGTGGTAGTACGGAGTAAGGCATGTTCTAGTTTAGGATGCCCTTGAATTAGAAGATCTGCCCATGCGCGATTATCTCCTGCAGACACCATCTTACCCATAAGGCCAAAACCATTCTTAACTATATCATTGAGGCCATCCTTAATACCCTTAACTGAACTACGCCCCTCAACGGCTGCACGAATAGTCTTACCTGTGGCTACATAAGTCTCCACTAGCATTCTACTGGCTGTCTCAAAGGATACATAGGCAGACGCACCACCTATGTTACGTACAGTAGTGATAGGCATCATGGTAAGTATAGCTCTACGTGCTCTATCCCAGCTTTTGGCACCATCATACAAACGCCTCGCCCAACCGGGAGACAATAGATCTTCTCCCATCTTAGGATCAAGTAGCGCCAGTTCAGCCTTACTTAAGTTAGTTAATCCATTTATTTTCTGTGTTATTGAACTAACTTGCTGGAATGCTCTAGCATGATTTTCCATACTAAGCCTAAACATCTGAGCAAATTCTTCTTGTGTTATACCATCCTTCTTAAGCCTACGTTGTAGTGCATTAACAGAATTCCTAATAAAGTTTTCATAGGGTACTTGTTTTCCCCTCACCTTTGTTGTTGTATCAGCTAACCAAGGTGCTAATTTCTTCAACTTACCCTTGACGAAAACAGTACTTAATATATCCATGATAGCGTCAGATGCTTTTTCCTCTCCCGTATGCCTAAGGTCTGGTATAAGTTCCATCACCTTACCCGCAGCCTTTATAATGTCTATAGATACATCACTATCTATTAAGCCCTCACTTACATTACTCTTAGGGCTGTTAGCATCCATTAACTTCTTGGCTCTTTCAGGGTCATAAACAGTACCACCACGGCCTACACCATGTTCAGTGGACTTAGCACCTGCCCTTGCAGATAGCTTGTGTGTGGCTGAGTTTGGATCTAGGGATAATCTAATGGTATCTAGCTCAGCTTGAACATTAGCTGCATAGTCCACATTACGTGCTCCATGCCATAGTGCTCCAACATTTAGTGCAGTACCTAATGTACCATTCAATAATCCAACAGCTGCCACTGCAGTCCAGTTCTTCTCTTCTATCATGTCAGCACGTTGTTGTACTGTCTGTATAGCACTTTCTTGAACAGCGCCCATAAGAGTATCTATACCCCCTGATACAGCTATCCGTGGTGCAGCATTCTTAAGGGCAGCCCGTAGTAATACCTGCCCTGCCATACGCCCACCAACAACCTTTAAGGCCATTGCAGAACCTAAGGTGACCACGTTAACTGGATCAAGTACACTGGCATAGATGTAATCCTGTACTGCACTGAATGCATCACCACCTCCCTCTGAGAAGGCTCCGGGCATCTCTTTGTATGCAGTATATAGTAAGGCAAAGTTAGCCTTCTGGTCAGGCTTATCACTCTTAGGATCATGCGGCTCTAGGTTACCCAGCCATGCAATACCTTTACCTGTATGGTACAGGTTAGATTCTAACCACCTCATATGGGTGAAGTATCTTTCAGCATACTCTTTAGCAGATTCCCCATCCTGCTTAGCACCATTCTTCTTACCATCACGCCCAGTCAAGTATATACTTATACTGTTTTGAACAGTAGGCAACTCAAAATAAGCTGCAGTATATAGTTGGGGTTCCTCTTTTTTGTACTCCATACCTACATCAGAATTAAGAACAAACTGAGAAGCAGACGTTGAGGAGGGGGCTTGTGTATCTGCCTCGGCTAATGCAGCATCAAATGAAGCAACCACAGGATCTGTGGCACCATCATCCAATATAGTTTCCGCTATGGGGGAGGGGCTACGGTCTAATATAAATTCAGCAGCAGAGGAGCTTGATCTTATAATGGAGGCACTTCCTGTTCCCTCCTCTGACTTTACTTCTACTTCAGGAGTCTCTACTAATTCTTCTACTGGATCTTCTTCGGGCCTTTCATACACAAAATCACGGGCTAGTCCTGTCATCATTACTCCTATTTACTGGCAGCAGTCAGTAATGCAATTGCTCTATTCAACTTATTCTTAGCCACGGAAGCTCTGCTATTTAATTTATCAGGCATATCTTTAATCAGGTCTAGTAAGGCAGCTATTTTAACCTTATCACCCTCTCGTATAAAACCTTTTGCATCCTCTACAATACCGTATGCGTAGGAGTTAGCAACGGAATAGCCCAACTCACTTAATGGAGTCGCTTCGCCTGTACGTCTGTCAAGGGGTCTAGGCGTAATAGTATCCAGTAGGGATGTTTCATCGGCTTCTATCTGAGCGTCCCGTTGTATGTTAAATTCTAAACCTGTGATAGAAGACTCAACTATCTCCCCCTTTATATTTTCCTTTACTACGTACCATAGATCATCATTAGGTCTATCATCATCCCCCAAAGTGCTTTGATGTATAGGGTTTAGCCTACTACCTAACTCCGTATTTTCAACTATATTTGGCACAATGTTCTTCTCAATTATTACTTCAGGTTCTACTCCATCTGTAGATTCTGCTGCCTCCCTTGCAATCCTTTGTAATTGAGTCTCTCCACCGGGAACATTCTGCATATGAACGGCCCTAAGTAGTTGGTAGGCTGGCCCATAAGCTTTCTGACCCTCCATAATGTCTATCCAATTTTCTGCTACCTGTTCCTTAACTACCTGTAAGGCCGCTGCATGAGTTAAGTTATTTGGGTTTATTACGTCCCACCTCTGGTTAGCCGTATCATAGATATACCTTCCTATCTTATCTGAACCAAAGGTCGCATACATAGCAGTAGATTCAGCGGCCTTATACACTGATGTTAACATACTATGAGTATAAGGATTACTTCCACTGCCTGCACTTTTCTGTGACTGGAACATAGCAAATGCAATATCCACTTCCAACTTATCTTTCTGAAGATTCTTTATCTTCCACGGCTCTTGTTCTTCTGGCCTTTTAGCTAGTTCTTCCCTCAGTGCCAGAGTAAAGTAAATCTGAGCGCCCTCAAAAGTTTTAGGAACTCCTGCTCCTATTGCCTCTGCTACCATAGTGTCGTGCTGAATTTGAAGGGCTTGGATTCCCATGTTATTAGTTATTTCATAATCCAATAGTTTTGTGTCATAGATTCTTTTATGCTTCTCAAAAGCACGTTTACCTACAGCTGCTTCTTCATTAAGAACACCTGTTTTTATAAGGTTAGACAGCTGTGTTATCTGCAAGTTACCACGTTGATAGTCTTGCTTAAAGTTGAGTAGCTGCTGTTGGGCTGCTGGATCACCAGCCAAACGAACTAGACCTACCCTTACTTCATCATCTGCCTGTCTAATAAAGCTACCCTGAGAAGCTGCGAGGGACTCCTGTAAAGAGTAACCCATAGTTCCACCTACCATACTAGCTCTATTCCTAACGTCATCTTGACTAACAGCACCTGTATCTTTTATGCCAAACATGTTGCCCAGTATAGACCTACCAGAGGATTTAATACCTGAACCAGCAAATGCATCTGAGGTGTCCACAGTACCCATGATTCGCTTATCTACATAGTCCTGCCATGTCTGACCCGACTCCTTACCTTCCATAGTAACTAAAGCACCCGCATCATAGGATTCACCCGCTGGTAAGCCCCTCTCTACTGTGTGTATAGCTGTCAAGAATTGAGTAGCAGATTCTACACCCCCCTCTAGTAGGGAAGAGATTTGATCATTGGATAAAGAACGCTGCTTAAGCTGGTTACCCAACTGGGTAAGTTTCTTACGCTCGGCCTTACGTTCATCCATTATTGCGGTACCACGTTGCACACCAAAGTCTAGGTATTTATCAATACGGCTATCTATATCCTTCCGTTGCTTTACTGCAGTATCCGCTACACCAGTAAGTAAGCCTGCACCAAATGATCCTAAGTTAAAACCCATTATGAAACTCCTCTAGCCATTAAACCCATTGATTGTGGCATCTCTTCTTCTTCAACCACCTCTTCCTCTACTTCAGGGTTCATATAATTACCACTTATATCATCCATTGCTCTAGCTAACTGAGAGGGGTTTACTTTCTTGTCTTCTTCACCTTCCATAGTATAGTTTAAGTCTAACTTCTCACAGACAGCTACCATAAACTCTGCAATAACAGGTGCTGCTAGTGTAGCCACATCCATTGTGTGCAGTCCATCCATACCACCACCTGATAATACTAAGTCTACAGCAGTGGTAATAGGTAACCCATCATCAATGGACTCAAATAGATCCATACTAATGTCCATGTTGGATAGCTTACCAATATAGAAGTCTATAGCCTCCTCCACTGTATTATACTTAGGAGGTTGCTCCCACGGCTTTGACCCCGGCTCCCCAGTTAAAGACTGTCCGGGAATAGGTGCTTCAAATGTTTCATTCATATTAGGCTCTCTTACTTCTGATGTTACGTACATAACCTGCTATGGCTGTCTGTGGAGTTTCTTCCGTCTTAGAAGGTTTAACCTTATTCATTAATCCATTAGAAGGTGGAACATACTTAGTGGCCCCAATTAGGGGTTCAATACTACGAATAGCTTGTGCTGTTATTTTCATTTATAAGTCTCCATTTGTTTATCCACCGAAGAGTTTACCAAGGACTGTGCCACCTAAGTTGGAGGTCAGTAGAGTTCCAATGGCAGATCCTGCGGC